ATAAATTATTAAAAAATATACAAAATTATAAAGAATTAGATTATAAAAAATATACATTATTGGATTTTAAAAAATATAAAATTATTTATGACATAATTTATAAAAATGATTTTTTGAAAAAAAAAATCAAAAAAGAATTTAATATAAATTTAAAATATCCAAATTATCCAATAGAATATAGAATTTATAAAAAGAATACAGAATTATTACCATGGCACCAAGATAAAAAATTAATGAATAATTATTTAGAATGTATTTATATCATAGAAAATAGTAGTGATAGTTATTTTCAATATTTAAAAAATATAAAAATACATAAATATTATCAGAAAAACAATGATTTAATTATTGTAAAACCCCGAGATATTATTCATAATATTACACCATTTCATAAAGGTGAAAAAATTATTTTAAAATTTATAATTAATTTATAAAAATAGACTTAAAGAAATATTATTATATTTAATATAAGTTAGTATATTAGTCTCTCATAGCTCAGTTGGTTAGAGCATCCGACTGTTAATCGGGAGGTCAGAGGTTCGATCCCTCTTGAGAGAGATTATTTATTTATTTATTTATATATTTTATAAATAAATAATAAATTTTTTATTAATTAATCTAAATATTTTATCATAAAATAGTTAATCAATGGATTAAAAAAATGCCATTTTTGGAAAATAATATTTTTATAAAATTTTTGTAATTTTAAGTAAATTTTAATTTCAAGTATTATTTCATTAAATAATAAAATATCATAAAAATCTAAATTTGTTTTATTTTTTAAATTATAAGTGTAAATTAATTTTATTCGTTTATTTACGGATTGATGTAGATAATTAGAATAATCTAAATAATGAATTAAAATATTTAATTTATTTTTATCAAATATATTAATATCTCTTTTTAATTTATCAGATAAAAAAATTAAATAATTTAATTTTTTGATTTTTGGTATTTCCACCATTTCAATCATTAATAGTTTTAAATATTTTATTTAAAAAATATATAATATTAAATATATGGGAATCAATAATTCAAAAATACATGCAGAATTAAAGACATGTAAAAATGAAAATTATGATTTAAAAGTTGAATTAGAAGACCTAACTAAACTAAATGAACAATTAAAAGATGAAATTTATAATCAAAATAATTCAAATAACTCGATTATTATTAAATTAAAAGAAAAAAATATTGAATTAAATCATATAATATATAAACATAACGAATATTTAGATTCATATCCTGAATTAAAAATTAAATCCAAAAAAGTTTAATTTATCTATTTTAAACTATATGTGTTCTATAAATATACACCTTTATATTATTTAAATATTATTTATGGACATATATAATTTTTTATTTTTATTTATTGTTATTTTTCTCTTAATAAGTATAAATTAAAATAAATAAGTTTTTTTATAAATAGTAAATAACTTTTTTATCACCGCCTCGTCTTACTGGATATTTTAGGTTTAGACGAGGTAATTTAGTGCATTTTTCTTTTTTACTTAAATATGTAATTGTATGTTCAAAAATATTATTTTGTTTTATAACTTCATTAAATATATTTTTAAAATAATAAGATTTAAATCCAATTATTTCTGTTTGTTTAGACTTTGATTTTGTTTCTCTATGTTGTACATATAATTTATAATTATTATCTAAATTATTTAATGTATTTTCAATTGTAGGTAAATAATATCTACCTGTTACCTTTATAATATTATTGTATTTATATAATTTAAAATACTTATATGCTTCATATATACTAAATATTTCATAAAAAGTTGAACTTTGAGAATATTTTTTAATATATTTAGAATTATTTAAGTCAAAACTATGTATATTTATTCTATTATTATCTTTGTAAATATTTTTTAATATTTTATCATTAGATGATTCAATAATATAAATATCTAAATTAGTATTTTGTAAATAATTATCAATATTTTTTTTGTATAAATCTAATCTATATTTTTTATCTTTTTTAGAATTATTATTAAATGTATTAATACACATTGTAAGTAATAAAATATTTTTATCTTTATTACATTCAAAATTTTCTATTAAGTTACTTTTGTTCAATGTATAAAATATGATAAATATTATAATGAAATTTATTAAATATAACATATACTAATTACTAACATATTTTCTAAAAATAGTAAAGATATAAACTATTTTCTTCTAATTTATTTTAAAAAAATATATACTATTATTTTAATGAGTACAATTATTTTATTATCAATTTTAATTATATATTGTATTTTTTATTTCTTAAATTATTATTATATTCAATCAAAAAAAATAGGAATTAAAAATCAACAATTAGATGTTGCTGTTATTGTAGAACCAAGAAAAGATATTATATTAATAAAAGTATTAAAAAATTATTTAAAATTATTGCCAAAAAATACAAAAATACACATATTTCATGGTGTAGATAATGAAAAATTTATATTAGATAATTTTAGTCAAGAAATATTTAAAAATAAAATTATTATGACAAATATGAAAGTTAAAAATTTAACTATTCCCGAATATAATTTATTATTAACTTCTTTAGATTTTTATAACAAAATTAATGGCGAAAATATTTTAATATTTCAAATGGACACTTGTTTATGCTCAAATTCAAAATATAAAATTAATGATTTTTTTAATTACGATTATGTAGGTTCTCCATGGATAAATCAAGATGATATTACATATAAAAATTTACAAAAAAAAATTATTTATGAAAAATTATATAATAAAGTTGGAAATGGTGGATTATCATTTCGTAAGAAATCCAAAATGATTGAACATATAAAAACACATACTTATAATGGCGAACCAGAAGATATTTATTTTTCTAAAAGTAAAATACTACAATTTCCTTCAATAAAAGAAGCATCTAATTTTTCTACTGAATATTTAGTGAATCCGAATTCATATGGTATTCATCGTTCCCATAAGATATTAAGTAATGATAAAATTAAATTATTAAGAAAAACATGTCCAGAATTAAATATATTTTTTAAAAATTAATCATATTTTTCATAAGATTTAACTTCAAATATATTACTATCCGTGTCTTCATTAATTTGCTTTTTTAAAACTGCTCTTTCGTCATTTGTAAAATAAACACTTCTTGCCAATTCAATAAATTCTTTATCAAATTCCTGTTTCTTTTCTTTAACTCTTAATTTATCTTCTATAACCCATAGTTTTTTATTTACTTCTATTAATTTATTAAATACTTCATCAATATTATAAGTTGTTTTAATTTTATTTACATATTCAAGTAAATAAGTAATTTCTTGATTTACATAATTTGTTTTTGTTAAATCATTAATAAATTCTTTTTTTATTAATAATATAGAATATTTATCCATTAACTCGCCATTACTAACAGGTATAAGCATTATAATAATAAATATAATTTAAAAAAATTTAATAAACTAAAAAAAAAGGATTTAATAGATTTTCTTTATTATAAATTAATTCTTCCTTGCTTTCTGTATTTACTACTTTTCCATTCGCATATTTTACAACAGCATGTGCAGCACATGTATCCCACTCATATGTAGGTCCAAACCTTGGATAAATATCCGCTTTATTTTCAGCGATATATAATAATTTAATACTACTTCCGATATTCAATAATTTTGGATTTTTATATTGATTAATATGTGTTTTCGTTTCATCGCTCATATGTGACGAAGAGGCAACAATATTCATACCTTCTTTATTTAAATCTTTTTCTGGAATATCCAATTTCGTTGTCTCATTATTATCTATTTTAAAACTTCCGACTCCTTCTATTCCATAATATATTTCACCTGAAACAGGAATACTCACTATACCAAATATAGGAATACTATTTAAACATAATCCAATATTAACTGTAAATTGTCCATTTTTTTTTAAAAACTCTTTTGTTCCATCAATTGGATCAACTAACCATGTATAATTATATTTTTGTCTTAAATCATAATTAATATTTTTATTTTCTTCACTAATGATTAAAAAATCATCATTAATTTCATCTTTTAAATTCTTATTTAATAATGTTAAGTATTCACATATTATTTTATTTGATTCTAAATCAGCATTTGTTAAAGGTGATTTATCATCTTTATAAGTTATTTTAAAATCTTTATTATAAATTTCTAATATTTTTCTATTACAATTTTTAATTAATTCAATAAATCCATTTAAAAAGTTTTTTTGTTGATAAAATTTAAGCATACTTATATTTATTTCTATAGTCTTAAATTACTTATTTTTTAATAAATTTAAAAATCAATATCTAATACATAATAAAAAATAAAATATAATAATAATGTTGAGAAAAATGTGCTAAAAAATATAAGTATATTTGGTAAATAAGGGTCATTTAATATTTTACAATATTTTACTGAACTACTATCTTTTTTACATTTTAATTTCTGAATATCTATATGATAATTTACTTTTACAGTTATTATAGCTGCGAAAGCATAAATTAAAGATGTAGTAATAATAAATTTTAATTTATTCGTTTTCATTATAATTATAAATTATATTTTTTTATAATTTATTAAAAATTGATTTAAATTTAGTTTCTATAAAAAAGATGGAATTAGTAAAAACATTTTATGAAAATAATGCACAAAGATTTTCAGATACACGATTTTGTTTATGGGATGCTGTAAAAGATTTTAGTAATAATTTTAAAGAAGATGATTTAATTTGTGATGCAGGTTGTGGTAATGGTAAAAATATAAAATATTTCCAAGATAAATGTAATGTTTTTGGTTTTGATAATTGTCACAATTTAATTGAGATATGTAAAAATAAAGGATATAATGTTATACATTCAGATATTTTAAGTCCCCCATATGAAGATAATACATTTAATTATATTATTTGTATTGCTGTTATTCATCATTTAGATAGTGAGGAAAAACATATTATTGCTATTAATCAATTAATGAATATATTAAAAAAAGGTGGAAAACTATTAATTACATTATGGGCTTTCGAAAGCGATGACTATTCAAAAAAGAAAAAATTTAATAAAGGTCATAATTTCATTAATTTTGATAAAAATGAAAGATATTATTATATTTATGATGAAAATATGTTAATACAAATGTTAAAAAATATAAAATATACATATAATTATTATTGGGAAAGAGGAAATTGGAATATTATATTTGAAAAATAATTATATTTCATTTTGAATCATTGTATCTATAAATGGTTCAATTAATTTATAAATTTGAAATAAAATTTCATCATCTGATAAAATTTTATATTTTATAATAATATAATTAAAAAATAAATATTCAAAACCTATTATTAATAATCCTAATCCAATATAAAATATACTTTTTTTAATAAATTGTTTTCTTATTTTTTTATAATCTATAAATGTTTCTTCATTATTAAGATATATATCATTATTATCAGATAATTCATCAGTATCTTGAGTAAATGTTCTATTTCGTACTGTAATAAATTCTATTTCACGACTATTTATATCCATTTCTTTTTTTCTTTCCAAATATTGTCGATATTTATAAAAAATAGTAATACCCGAAAAGGACATAATAATACCAAATAATATTAACCAATAATGAATTGATTTTACATATAATTCGTTATTATAACTTTCTCTATCTTCTTGTGCTTGGTTAGCATTAAAATCTGAATTATCTATGTGAATTATTTTAGAAGTATTAAATGTATAATTATCAAAAACAATTAAATCATTTTTGTTATGAATTAACCTTTTTATTGTTTTTTTATACGTATTTGTTTCTAAAGGACCTATATATTCAAAATAAAATATTACTTCTAGTAATGATAGCCATAATAAATGAAAAAAAATACTATACATAATATAAAATATAACTTTTATATTTTTTTCGTAAATTTTAATTTGTTTTATAATTATAGATATCTGGTATTTTAACCATATGTGTATATTTTTTTGACATTATATTTATTTTTGTAATATTTCTATTTTTACATAAATAATATTTTTTATTTCTATTCCAAAGAATTGGAAGTATAAAAGAATAATTTATTATGATACTCATCTAATATTATTATTATAAATTATTTTTTATATTTTTATTTAAAAATTTTTTTATAAATTCAGGGTTTTTTTGAATTTCATCTTTTGTAAGTACATAATTGTAATATTTATTTAATAACTTTTTTCTATCTACAAATTCAATCATATTTTTTAAGTTATTATGATTTATATATACGTCTTCATAATCATTTTGAGGAATAAAATTAGGATTCATTAATGGTATTCCTAGATTTAAAAAATCAAGTATGGATACTGTATTTTGAATAAATATGACAAATATTTTATTTTTAAAATGGTTATAATCTCTTTTGTCCAAATAAACATTTTTTTCATATTTTTTAATTTTTTTTATAATTGTTTCTATATCCAATACTTCTCTAGGATGAGGTCTTATTTTTATTTTATTTTTAGTATTATATTTTCGAATAATACTTATTAATTTTGGTATTTGTGCTTCATAATTTAAATATTTACTATAAAACCCTCCACTATTATTTAAAAATATTACAATATCACCTTCAATATTTAATTTTGATTTCTCTTTATACAAAAATATTTTTTTATTTAAATATTCAAATCTATTAAAATGCACATTATTACTTAATTTCATATTTAATGTATTAAATGTAATTGAAAAATATATTTTTTTGTATTTTTTTGAAAAATGAGAAAGCATAAATATTTTATTTGTATCACTTTTTTCAAAAATATACTTTTCTAATTTATTTTTTCGAAAAAATTTTCCTGAAAAATTTATATATACTTCTAAATCTTTAAACTCATATTTATTTAATATATTATTAAGTTCATTATTTAAATACCTTGTTTGTTTAAATATAATTACATTAGACATCTAATTTATATACAACATTTTATTTTTTTTTTACTAAAATTTATTTTACTATCATTATCATCATCAATATTTGTTACTCCTTTACAATCTAATTTTTTTAATATATTCTCATTATATATTAATTCAATTAATAAATCAAATACACAAGAAATATCAGAATTTTTAATTGACATTTGTTGATAAATTAAATTATATTTTATAACTAATTTTTGTATTTGTTCATGATTTACTTTTATTTCTAAATCATTTTTGTTACCAATTAAAATAATTGGATGGTCATGATTACATGAATTCATATTTATATATTCTTTTATCCAATATTCCAATGATTCAAATGTTTCAACTTTATTTAAATCAAAAAATAAAATAGCACTTGATGTATTTTTAAAATAATTTTTAATAATACAATGAAAACGTTCTTGTCCCGCAGTATCCCATAAATGTATTTTTAATGTATTATTTTTAAATTTTTTATAATGTACTGCATAATCAACACCAATAGTGGAAGTTTCATCATTATTAATAATATTTAGTATTTTTTTAAAAAAAGTTGTTTTCCCAACATTTTGGTCTCCAATTAGTACTATTTTTATTATTGAATAGTTATCCATTTATATTTTATTAATATTTTTTATTCAATTCATTTTTAATTAATAAATTTGATGGTATAGATTCAAAATTTATTATTGATTTAAAATATGTTAATCTATTTTTATCAATATTAGATTCTTCGCCTTTAAAATTTTTAAAAATTTCCACTGCTATTTTTCTGGTTTCTTGCGTTGTAATAATTTTATGTAATGTATATGTCATTAATTCATCACTTATTTCTTTTTTATATTGTGAATAATATAAATCTTCAACAGTACTATATATTTTCATATAAAAAATCATTGTTTGAATATCAGACCAATCTTTAAAGTAATTATGATAAAATTTTTTAAACTCATTATTACGCATTAAACTTGTAAAATCTTGGAAGAAATTATTTTTATTTAAAATTTTTTGTCCTTCTTCTTCTTGTTTATTATAATTTTTTATTGTTGAAGTCTCTGTCTCCATAATTATTATATATGAAAAAATGTTTAAATCAATTTTAATAAAATTATTAATATTTAATTTTTATTATTGAATACTAAAATTTTTTATTAATCTTTTAGATATTTGTTTATATCCTTTATTTAATTTACTTTCAATTAACTTTTCTGTATCTTTAATATTAGATTTTTTAAATAGTTTTTTACCATTTGTATTTTTTTTACCATAATTAACTTTATATTCATCAGGTGTATATTCAATATTCCAAAATTTATTTGATTTTTCATCTTCATAAATTAATTTTATTTGAATAATATTTATTTTTGATTTATTAGTATTTATTTTTGATTTATTAGTATTTATTTTTGATTTACAAGAAAATGTTAAAAAATTTTCAATAATTGTTTCAATTCTTTTTTTATTTTTTTTTCCATCATTTGTTGATAATTTTGGATTTGTTAAAGTCCATATATTTTTTGTAATCAATTTTGAATCAGAATTATTATTATCATTTTCTGGTATGTAAATTTGTTGTATTCCAAGGAGATTTGTACTTAAACTTTTTTTCTTTTTTGGAATATGAGATAACAATAATTCATATAAACTTTTATCTTTGGTACATTTTTTATAATTCTTATTCTTTAATAATAGACTATATACATAATTATTCATCAAAAACCCATCATATTCATTATTAAAATTAATTGTATCACTATCAACAACCCAATATTCTTTTCTTTTTAAAAAAAAATCAAATAAATATTTTTTTTTTTTTTTTTCCATATAAATAACACTTCCTTCACCATTATAATGTCCTATATCTGATACGGAACCATCTTTCAGAATAACCCGCACTTTATTATGCCATTCATAAAGGTTTTTATTATTATAATAATTTATTGAACCGGGATTATCTGTTAGTATATCATAAACTGTAGAAACACCCATATACTTATAAATATATAAAAATATTATTTTTATGTAATTTAATTGTATAACTTATTTAAGAAACAGGTATTGTTTATTGTCTCTATATTATAAAGAAAATTTATAGAATTTATGGTATTATGAATAGAAAATATATGTTTAGAATTAATTTTAATTTAAAAAAGATTTTATATTATAAATAATTATAAGTAATGTATTTAAATTCTTTAAATAAAAATGTCAATATTACTTTTATAAGAAATGGAACAACTAAATTAAATTTTGAAGATAGAATACATGGTAATGTTAATACTGAATTAACAGAAGAAGGAGTTAATGAAATAAATAATATTCAATTAGAAAATTTAAATTATGATATTTTTTATCATAGTCCTTTAAAAAGTTCCAAAGATACATTGCTAAACATTTTAAATAAATATAATAAAAATAGTGAAGAATTAAATATAAAAGAAGATATTTTAATAACTGAAAGAAAATATGGTATATTTGAAGAATTAACAAAAGAAGAAATTAATGAAAAATACCCACAATTATATCAAGAATGGCAAATTAATGATAATATAAATGCTGATGGCATAGAAAGTATTGATAATTTAATAGATAGAATAAAATTATTTATATCTAAAGTAATATCGTATGATTATTACAATATAATGGTAATTACTCATACTGATTTTTTGTATGCTTTATTTAAGTATATTACAAATAATAACTTAGAAGATAAACCAGAAAGTTTTAATTTTACTATTGATAGTTGCAAACTAATATATTTAAAAATTAATATTATATATGATAAAATGGTATTAATTTTAAAAATAGATGAAAAAGAATATAAAAAAATGGTAGATTTTTAGAATCTTACTCTTTTAACTTTTTGATTCATTACAATATACAACATTAGTCCAATAACTATAACAAGTAAAAAAATGACTAAATAAATCATATTATTTTGTTTCTTTTTCTTTTTCACTTTTTTAGTTAAATTTTTCTTTAATGATTTTATTTTTGTTTCTTTAGAATCATTAGAATTAGTATCATCGTCATCATCATCATCACTGTCACTATCTAAATTTGTGACAATAGTGTCGCGATTATCTCTTTCTTTAATAATTACTCTTTCTACAGGTCTATTATGAGTATTATTATATAAACCAGCAATATTTGGTATCGATCCAGAATTTATATATTCTTGCGTATTATTATTATTATAATGATAATCATTTTGGTAAATATTTGGTTGTGTAGGAATATAATTATTATATACAACTTGTTGATTTTGTTGTTGTTGTTGTTGTTGTGAATTATGATGCTGAGAATGTGGTTGAGCATGCTGTTGTGTATATTGTTGATTTGAATCCATTAATGGTTTTTTGAAAGGAATTTCTTTTTGGATTTTAATATTATCTAGTTTGTTAGCATTTTTTTGAAGTTGAACATCTTCATTTTCAAAATTTTCTATTGCATATACTTCACTTGGATGAGGTATAGTTTGTCTATTGAATTGTTTTTTTTGTATTGAAGCACCATTATAATTTCCATTATTACTAGTATATCCATATCCAGACATAGAACTGTCTTGTTCTATAAATAAAGATGGCGATGGAAAAGATTGAGATTGATAAATTTCGTAATTATCATTATTTGAATTTAATGTATCAGATACTTGATGATTAAATTGATAATTACTTATTTGTTTATATGGACCATTTCTCTGCGGGTTAGAATATTGATTATTAATAGGTACATCATTATAACCTATATTATTAAGTGGAGCAGAATTTGATAAAGAATATGAACTCATGTACTAATATATATTTATATATTTTTTCAGAAATAGAAAAATTAATATTAATTATATTAATTTAATTATAAGGAAAATGCATTTACGCAGACTTTTAAAAAGTACTGTGGGGCTCATATCAAAATACCCACTAAAAACCTAATAAATTCTAATATAAATAATATATTAGAAGATGAATAATAAATATAAAGAGTGATATCAAAAATTATACTTATATTGAAATAATAAACTTATCATGGTGCTATAGCTTTCTTTAATTTATTCTATATTTTCTATAGATAAAACCATGATTTAAATGTATTGTACTTGATCATTTTTAATTTGCTTATTTAGTTTATTCAAAATATAATATAATTAATATAAAAAAATGTGTCGATTTTTTTATGCCCAACTTTTTAATGATTGAGTATAAGGGTTATTTTGATAAGCTTTTATCATATCGGGATTTATTCTATCTGCTATTGGCTCATTTGGAACAGTGTCTTTGTTTTGAGTTACATTTGTTAAATTCATTTGAGGAATTGAATTATATATTTTTGTTGCTTGGACTCCTCTTTCATTTAAATATTGATTTTGTGTTTCATTTAATTTTGTTGTTGTAGCATGTATATCTTTACCACTTATTATTTTATTAGGCGCTGAAGCACCAGGTGTATATCCATCATCAATATCAGCTCTGATTGATTTAATAGTTGAATTATATATATCTTCATAACTCATTGGCGCTGTATTTCTTCCGTCATTTCCTGCATTACCTGTGTAATCAATATTAGATGTTTCTTGTTTTCTTGTCTTTTTAGCATCAACCTCAGTAACATCATATGCACCTAATTCGGGTCCATCAGCATCACCAAAATATTCAATACTTGTTGTTGCTCTTTGAGTGCCGACTGCTTGTACATCTGTGCTTAAATAAGCATCATTTCTTGGTTCAGAAGCCATACCTAATGCGTCTTCAATTAACGTTGATTGTTTAATAGTTTTCTTTGCTATTTCTTTATTTCTAGCATAATTTCCTCTTTTACCATCACTAATATTAGCTTCTCTACTATTATCAATATTTTGTTCTTTAATTGTTGTTCTTGCTATATTGTCAGGGTCATATACTGTATTACCTCTAGTTCCAACAGAAGCATTTGACCTGAAATTATTATCAATATTTTGTTCTTTAATTGTAGTTTTAGCAATATCATTTGGATCATAAACAGTATTACCTCTAGTTCCAACAGAAGCATTGGATCTAAAGTTATTATCAATATTTTGCTCTTTAATTGTAGTTTTAGCAATATTATTAGGATCATAAACAGTATTACCTCTAGTTCCAACAGAAGCATTGGATCTGAAATTATTATCAATATTTTGTTCTTTAATCGTTGTTCTAGCAATTTCATTTGGATTATAAACTGTATTACCTCTTGTAGAAACACTAGCATTGGATCTGAAATTATTATCAATATTTTGCTCTTTTAATGTTGTTTTAGCAACATCATTTGGGTCATAAATAATATTTTTAGTTGCGCCAGTAAAATTACCATGTCTTTTGTTACGAATAGTTGAATATTTCTTTGGTTTTTTGACTTTTTGTCCAGACCTCGATGGTGTTAATGCATTTTCTGATTTAAAGTTCATTACAATATTTTTATTTTCAACAGGAAGTTTCTTATTGTTTCTTAGTTTAATTGTTTTCTTTCCATAATCATTAGGTGCTGCTGAAAACAAATTTAAAATACTCCATTGGTCATTACTTGTTTTATTTACTGGGTCATCATATTTATAACTAACTTTATGAGAAATTTTATATTTAGAGCGTACTTGTGCTACACTTCCTTGTGTAGGAGCAGCACTTCCTTTTCTAGTTTTTAATTCTGTTGATTTTCTATTAGTGTATTTGGTAATAATACAAGGTCTTTGTTCAGGTGCAATAACTTGTCCAGTTGTTGTTAAATATCTATCAGAATTTTGAACATAAAATGTATCAGGTTTGTTTTTATATACTGTACCTATTTTACCTGGTTTATTAATTTTTTCACCAGAATTAATACGTCCATAGTAAGATATTTTAGGATTTGTTTTGACACGAGTTTCATCTGTTGTTTTAGGTAAAATATAATCTCTTGTATCAGATTGTTGAAATCCACCTGTTGGTTCATTTGTATATCCTTTGTTTAATCCAGGACCTACATATACTTTTTCAATCGGGGTTTCATTTTCTCTAATATTACTTACATAATATCTATCTAACATATAACCATCAAGATTTTGACTACCATAAACATTTGCCATATTTTTTTGAGGTTGGAAAAATGGTTTTTGCTCTTGTTTTTTTTGATAATTGTCATTTGTTCCTGTAAAGTTTTCTACAATTCCTCGTGTTGAAAATTCATCTAAATTTTGCTTAATAGTACTACCAAAAAATGGTTGCTGGTTGTTATGTGTAAAATTACCAGGGTCAATAGGATTTCCAGTTAATGAAATTCCTTGAAACCCACCACTTTCAGGAACACTTTTATTATTTACTACATTATTTGTTTGATTTAAATTTAAATCATTTAAATTAGTTACATTTAATTCTTGATAATTTTTACTAGAGTCAAATTCTATAGGTAAATTTTTATCTTCAAAATCAACTTTATTATTTAAAATAGGATAAGGTGGTCCTGGTGTTATAATATTTGAATCTTCTGGAAATTTCGATTTTTCAAATAATACATTCGCTTTTTTTTGCTCATTTTGTCTAATATTATAAGATGTGTGATTCGTATAAAAATTATTTGAACTAGATTTTTGAGATAATGGTATTTTTGATTTTTTAGTTTGTTTAAATGTCTTTTGATTTTCATTATTTGAATAGATATATCCTAGACCAACAATACTAGTTGCAAGTAAGTATTCCATATATTATATAATCATAAAAATTATATTATTTAATCACAGTTAATTATAATCTTTTTAATTCCTTTAATCCACTACTTATCCAATTTGTCTCATTATAAATAATTATAATTATTAAATTTAAAACCATAAATGTATTTTTATGTTGCTTAAAATTATTACAATTATTTGTGATATCAATATAAAATAAAAATAACGATGGCCATAAATATAACATTCGTACTAATATTAAATAACCTAATCGAAAATAAATAAGAATATTTTTAAATTTTTGTTGATTTAATTCATTACTTATTAACTTCAACCCAGATACAATTGACATTCCTTCACTCATTCCAATTAATAATGATAAATTATACATTTTATTATTATCAATTAAATGTAAAACAAATATTGCTAATAAATGATGAAATAATAAATCCGTTCTAATATTTTTATTAATGTTTTTATAAACTTGATAAATCATAACAAATATATCATAAATAAAATAATTCAAAAAACTTCTATGATAAATTTTTAAGCTATTATTAAAATTTTCATTAGTTAAACATTTATCTAAATAAATATTATTTAAATTTTTATAAGAATAATAAGCTAAACAACCACAAATTACTGATCTTGTTAAATTAAAACTTAAATTTCCTAAAAATCTTTTTTCAATTTCATAATTATTTAAAATTCTATAAAATAAATAACTTAATCCGTGCATAGTTAAAAAATCTAAAAATACATATAACATACTATATTTTAATATTCGTTTTTTAAATATGTTTTTTTTATAAATAAATTCATGAATATACTTTTAATTGGATATTGTCATTTAGAAGATGGTTTTTTATATGCTTCCAAAGCTCTAGAAAAATTAAATTATCATATTGATTTCTTTCCCTATTTAATTTATAAAATGGATAACAATAATAATTATGTATCTGATTTTAAAAAAGTAATAAAAGAAAAAAATATTAATATTTGTTTATGGTGGAATAATTCAATACAGTTTGATGATATTAATCAAATGTTAAATAAAGATTTGATTAATATATTTTTTAACTGGGACCCATTTTTATATAATTACCAAAAATATAATACAAATAATTGGATAGAAAGAATAGACAATAAAAAAAAAATATATCCATTAATGAATTTAATATTTACCTGTTTTGAAACAGAAATAAAATATTTTGAAAAATTTCCTATTATTTATAATCCTCCGGGTTTCGATGAAAATATTTCCATTTATAAACAAAATTTTGATTATTCATGTGATATTAGTTTTATTTTAACAAATCTATACAATGATGATAATGAATTTCCTAAAGAAGCATCTAACTTAAATCGTTTTGATATTGTAAATAAATTATATGAACACCGTGATAAATTTAAATTTCATATATATGGACCGGAAAATTTAAAAGAATTATATCCAGAATGTTACAAAGGATTTATAAAATATAATGATTGTAATAAAGTTTTCAGTAATAGTAAAATTAATTTATCAATACATCCAATAGTTTATGAATTAAATCAAAAAAATTCAAAAGAAGAATACTTTAGTGAAAGAGTTCCTCAAATATTAGGTTGCAAAGGATTACTTGTTTCAAATAGTGACTTTAATAATATACTAAAAAAAGATAATGATTATATTTATATTGATAAAAATATTGATTACTTAAATTTATTTGAAAAGATTATTAAGAATTGTAATAAGTATGACCATATTCGATTAAATGGTTATAATAAAGCTATACAAAATTACAAATGGTTTCATTGGGCTGAAAATATACATAAACAAATTAATCATTTATAAATAATTTTAATTTTGTTAAAAAATAATTATCGTAACATAATAAATTATTATTTTCGAATATTTTGTTATAGTATAGTTGATAATTATTTAATATATCATTTAACAAAAAATTTAGATTTTCAATATTTTCAAAAGTAATAATATTGTCTTTAATAAATAATAAATCTTTTAATATTGAGTTTTGAGAAATAACAATTACTTTCTTTTTTAATAAATTAATTATTCTAATTAATTCCATTGTTTTATGATTAGATGAGCAGTGTATATTAATATAATATTTCGATTTTTTAAATATCTCGTCTCTTTCATTTCCAAATATATCATCTAAATATTTTATTTGAAATCTTGTGTCAATATTATTTAAAATATTTCGACGATATTCATTATTAGAAAAACTAATAATATCTATATTTTTTTCGAATGTATTTATATTTTCAAAATATGGTGGCATTAAAAATGTTTTTTTATAATTTTTTTGATGAAATGGTATATTTTCTTCACTATAATCAATTACTTTTATATTTTTATTTAAATTCAAAAATAATTTAAAATAAGATTCATGACTCATTTGTTCAATATTTAAGTAATAAAAATTTTTACTTTTATATTCATTACATATGTTATTAATATGACCTATATTTCCAATAAATATATATTTATTATTTTTTTGATATAATTTTTGAAAAGTGTCTAAATAATTAGAATCTTCAGGAATGACTTTTATAACAACTTGTATATTAAATGTATTGATAAAAATATTTTTTATATTTTCTAGATATTCTTGATATAATTTAAATAACCATTCTAAGCAAATATTAATAAAATATATTTCCATATTTAATAACATTTAAAAAAAAAATAATAAATAAATTTATGATAAGATTATTTATAAATTATGATAATTTTATAAATAATTTCAATTATATTTATAGTATATTTTATCATTTATATATTAAAATAAAAATTATTAATTCTTTTAATGATATTTTAATTTATTTAAAGGATAAACATAATGAATATGACGAATATATTTTTTATGAAATATTTAATATAGATTTATTTACAGAATTGAAGTTATTATACAATATAAATATTTATTATTTTATTTATGAAAAAAAAGAATTAACTGTATTAAATGAAAATTATAAAAAAATAAAATTTATTTTACTATCAAATAATTATTTTAACTTAAATGAATACAAAAATGAAAAATTATTATTATTAAAACAATTTGATATTGATATAGAATATAATATAAATAAAATTAATAGTATATATTTATTTAATGATTTACCGGATTTAAATAATATTTTAATTAAGAATAATATTGATTGTAATTTATTAATAGATAATAAAATTCAAAATTCAATTATTATATTTGACAATATAAATATTAGTGACGAAGACAAAATAAA